GACCGGATCGAGCTTGCTCGTTTCCGGTCATCTTTTGTGTTGCGGCGTATTTCTGGAGCATGGTACAAATCAAGCCCTATCCAATTTACTGGCGGAAATTGTTTGAAAATGGCATCAAGCCTGTTCGCCAGAATGGAGTCCAGAGGCCCAAGCGGGCCTTTGGCGCAGAGCTCGAGGCCGCGGAGGCCTCGAACGTCCTCCCTCCCCGTCAAATTTCTGTTTTTCAGTGCCTTGTATGAGCAAACAGGAAAGCCCATGCCGGTTTGGCATGGGCTTTTGATCAGATATGCTTCAATGAACAAAGGGCTTCGATGTGGCCGGAGGCTCCGTTTTTGATAATCATACCCGGCGCACGTGCGTCTAAATCGCTATAAAAAGATGTCTACGGCTCTCTCCATACAGCGGAACATTTCCACCGAGTTTTTACGTGCGTCCGGAACATAACGATACCCTTTCGTGCAAGAGAACATATCTACCAGCCTGTCGTGTTGCTCCAGATCATTCTTTATTCTCGACAGAGACAAAAGCGCTGCTGTCATAAAGAGTCCCATCTGCGGGCAACAAATCAACTATGGTTTCGAGAACACTGTGGCCATAAATATAATCCAGTTTCCCGCTGGTTTTTTCGACGGAGCCGTCTTCCTTGTAAGACTCAATTTCCCAAGCGACACCGTCGCAAGCGAAAACATCTATGGCTGGATCTCGCCACGGCTCACGATTCAGTGCTTCCTGGAGTTTTGCAAAGTCCATGCCACCCATCGATCCTTTGGATTTCTTCTTCGTCGGTATGGGCTTCTCTTCATTTTCATACGCTTCAAACGATGGCCGGAAAGAAGAGATGATATCATATGAGCCGTCGCGGAAGATGCGCCACTCAACTTTAGACCAGTCTCCCGGCCCGGTCAGTCCCCAGTTGTGCTCGGTTGCCTTCAGTAGCAGTTGTTTCTTCATAATCCGTATTCTTCCTTAATGCGCGATCTGCAGGCCCTTTTCCGTGTCCAGTTCAAATCCTATCTGCCAGAAGCCCATATCGAGCATCTTCATCTGCGGATATGGCATGCCATTGACTTTCAGCCCATCACGCGCCGCCTCCAGCTGCTCCTTGTTCTCTTCATAGAAATCCACCAGTTTCAGAAGCGATCGCATATTGTACAGCCCGGTTGATACTTTCTGGTCCTTAAGCCCCATGATGAAATACCGGTCATATGCCGGAACACATCCGAGGGTGCCCATCAGCACTTTTGTGATCAGGGTATCGGAAAGCTTGACCTTGGGCGTTTCTTCTTTTACCTGAAGACGGATCTCGTTATAGTAATTCTCGAGGAAAGCGTTGATCTCCTTCAGTAATTTTTGTGTATCCGGCTTTCGGTATTCAACGCACTCGATGCCCGCCAGCGGATCATATCTGGGATTCAGCAGTTCCTTCACTACCGGAATATGGACGCGGTAGTCCTTCTGCAGAAGGAAGGAGGAACCACGGTACATTCCCCAACTGGCCAGATAAAAAGCAAGCTGTAAACTTAAATAGTCAGCATCCGGATCTGGCTGCCGCCTCGCGTTCATAAAATGGCCGTAGCAGTGTTCCCACGATCTGTATCTGCCGTTCTCATCATTTCGAAGCTGATTATAAAACTCTGTCGCAGAGCGGATGATTAAATCTGCGGTAGTCATGTAATCAGCTTCCTTTCTTTTTGTATGTCAGTTCCACATCGTAGCCGAGCTCGTCCATCATTTTTATAAAGGTTTTATTGACGATCTGCTCCCGGCCTTTCGTGATGCGGTTGACGTAGGCAAGGGTGACTCCGACCCTCTCCGCAATCTCCGTCTGTGTCAGCCCGCTCTCGATCAAACGTGTTTTCAAATCCAGTTCGATATTGTTTTGGAGCATTTCATCACTCCTTTCAGAAATCAACCTATGACTTGATAATTGTACCACGGATTTATGAACTTTTCTACCGTCCATACAAAAAAAGACGCTCCCGAAGGAGCGCCCGTGTGATGGCTTGTGCTTACATCCGCACCTCGGTCTCAAGGCCGGTTTTGAATTCAAAGACGAGGTGATCATCGAAGACCGTGATCCGCTCGATCAGCCGCCGCACCAGACCCTCGTCATAGTCCGTCACTTCAGTGTTTTGCCCGTCCAGAAAGGCTTCGAGTTCATCCAGCCGCTGCTTCATGGCTGCATGATTGGAATCTTCGAGTAAAAGCGCTTGCTTATCTTCACGGAGCGTCTCGATCTCATCGGCCAGCGAATCAAACCCCTGCTTGGCGTTGGCCTTCTTCAGGAGTTCCTTCTGCAGCGCTTCGAGCCGGGCGTCGATTTCTGCGACCCGAGCGCTGTTGGTATGGCCGAGGGCGTTTTCAATCGCGAGTCTCATGCCCGGCAGGAATTCATCCTTCTGAGCGATCACCTGGTTGATGGCCGTCACGACCGCTGCGTGCAGGTCCTTTTCATAAAGTGTTCGGGAAGGACAATCGACGTCGGATTTGTTCTTTTCCAGCCTGCTGACGCAGCGCCATACCGGCAGGCGTTCGGTCCGGATGAACCACTGTGACCGTCGGAAGATGTCACCGCAATGGCCGCAGTACACATGATGCGAAAGCGCGTACTTCCCGCTGTAGGTCCGGCGCTTACCGGTTCCGGTTTGTAGCCTTGCCCTGCGCAGCATTTCCTCCTGCACCTGCATGAAAATGTCACGGGGGATGATGGCCTCGTGGCTTCCTTCGACGTAATACTGCGGGACGATGCCCTTGTTGACGACACGCTTCTTGTTCAGGAAATCTGTCGTAATGGTTTTTTGCAAAAGCGCGTCACCGATGTACTTTTCGTTGGTCAGGATTTTCTTGAGCGTGCTGGCAAGCCAGTAGTCGCTGCCTGCCGCCGTCCGGATACCGTCTGCGGAAAGCTCCTGCCCGATCTGGTAGTAGCTCTTGCCGCTGAGGTATTCCCGGTAGATGCGCTTCACAACCTCGGCCTCGACCGGGTTAATGACCAGATTGCCTTCCTCGTCCTTATCGTAACCAAGGAATCGGTTGGCGCATACCTGCACCTTGCCCTGCTGGTAGCGGTACTGAAGCCCCAGCCGGACGTTCTGGGAAAGACTCTGGCTCTCCTGCTGGGCAAGGGATGCCATAATGGTGAGCAGGACTTCTCCCTTGGCGTCCAGCGTGTTGATCGCTTCTTTCTCGAAGAAAACGGCGATGTTTTTGTCTTTGAGCTGTCGGATGTACTTCAGGCAGTCGAGGGTGTTCCGGGCAAAACGGCTGATCGACTTGGTAACCACCATATCCACGCGGCCAGCCATGCAGTCCTCGATCAGGCGGTTGAACTCCTCGCGCTTCTTTGTGTTCGTGCCGGATATACCGTCATCCGCATAAATGCCCGCGAGCTCCCAACCGGGATGCTTTTCGATGTATTCTGTGTAATGCTCGATCTGAGCATCGTAACTGGTGGCCTGCTCATCCGTGTCGGTGGAAACGCGGCAGTAAGCCGCCACACGGAGTTTGGGGGCGTCCTCTGTTTTCTTTCTCGCGCCGATCGTAGGCCGGGCGGGAATCATTGTCACTGTTGCCATGTTATTCCTCGCTTTCAATCAGGCTGTAGATGTACTCCGCCTGCCGATATGGGTTGCTAAACGTCTGTTCCTTTTTCCCCATCCTGAAGATGGTCGGCGCTGGAGATGCGGTCACTGGTTTCGTTTCCCGGTTGTCCCGGCCCAGCGCTTTTTCACGCCGATCGCGCTCCGCCGCAAAAGCCTCGAAGGTCTCCCTGTCAATGATCGCCGGATAGAAGTCATCGCCAAGGTAGCGGGGATTATGCAGCATCTGTTTGACAGATGTGTGTTTTCGATTCATTCCTGTCCGCGCTGCCGCTTCAACCAAGGAGAGTCCGGCAAGGTACCCTTCATATATTTTTCTCAGTTTAGCTGCTTCCTCATCACAGACCACAGCGATTCCGTTTTCGATCCTGTAGCCGTAAGGCAGGTGTCCTCTTCCTCTGCTCATTTTTCACCAATCCTTTCTGTGAGATTCAGTCCGCATTTCAGATGGAATACGATTTCACTCCGTGTACGGATTGTGGCTTTATCAAGGAACCGTTCGACCAGATCCCCATCAAAACTCGTGCTCGGCTGGGCGTGGCTTACAAATCGGATTAGGTCACCAAGCGCATCCGTCCGCTGAAAGTTCCCGGACACTTCCTTTGTGAGCTGTTCCTTTTCTGCCGTCAGGGCATCCGCCTCAGACGCGAGGTCATTACTTTCCTGCGTGAAAAGCGCGGGCTCCAGGTATCCCCGTGTCATAAGGGTGGTCAGGGTTTGACGCCGTTCCGTGTTCTGCTCCAGTTTCCGATCAATCTGATCGATCCGGCGCAGGCTGTCCTTATGCGTGTCTACATGCATCCCGTCGAGCAGCGCGTCCAGCATATCCTTCTTGGCGAAGATCAGTTTGTTCATCATCGTGGTGAAGGCCCGTTCGAGATCGCATTCACGAACATATTTCATGGAGCAGCTTGTTTTATCTTCCAGGTGATGCCCGCAAGCCCATACTACGTATCGCTGCTTACCGGTTGAATTGGTATGCCGTTTGAACGAGCCGCCGCACTCTCCGCAGACGAGCTTTCGTGAGAATGGATATCGGTTTTGGTAGCGCGGATCACCACGTTTGATGTTCTTTTCATGTGCACGCTGCCGCTGGAGCGCTTCAACTGCCTCGAAGTCTTCCTTGGAAACGATCGGCTCGTGATGATCCTCCACCAGAAACTGGTCCTTCTCCCCGTAGTTCTTATGCCTTTTGAACCGGAAATCCGAGTAGGTTTTCTGGAAGAGACATGCGCCGGTGTATTTTTCGTTCCGGAGAATCCCGCGAACTGTGGATGCCCTCCAGGTGCTCTTTTTCTTGGTCAGCACCTGCTTTTCGTTAAGCTCATGTGCGATCCGACCGCTCGTCATGCCGTTCAGGGCCTGATCAAAAATCCAGCGCACCCACTCGGCTTCTTCCTCATTGATAATAAGCTCTCCGCCCTTCGCGTCGTAGCCGTATGGTGCGCTGGCAATCTTGTATGTGCCGTTTTCAAACCGGTGTCGCACACTCCACTTGTTATTCTCTGAATTGGAAACGGACTCGCTTTCGGCAAGGCTGCTCATGATGGAGAGCAGGAGCTCCGATTCCATCGACCCGGTGTCGAGGTTCTCCTTTTCAAAGTAGATCGTGATGCCCAGGTCGAGCAGCTTTCGGGTCAGTTCCAGGCAGTCCGTAGTGTTGCGGGCAAAACGGCTAAGGGACTTGGTCAAGATCCGGTCGATCCTGCCCGCCTCGCAGTCCGCGATCAGTCTCTGCAGCGCGGGCCGCTTTTCCTTGCTGGTGCCGCTGATGCCTTCGTCGTAATAGAGGCCTGCAAACACCCAGTCCGGATTGGAGCCGATCAGGTCTTCATAGTGGCTCTTCTGTGTTTCCAGACTGACCAGCTGATCATCCATCCCGGTGGAGACCCGGCAGTAGGCAGCGACTCTGGTTTTGGCCTTCGAAGGCCGGGCCGCTGTGGGCTCGATTTTCGTTATCGTTTTCATGGTCTCGCCTCCTTTCGCAGTCCGATATTCGCTCTAAACCGGACACATAGCAACTCAATTCTCACAGTATTTCCGCTAAAAACGGCACAAAGATTTTGCGGGCTTCAGCCAGAATTCTGTCGCATTCATCGGAGGTGATGAGGCC